TAAAAGATGACTAAATTATCACCTAAATTTAATGAAAACGCAAATGAAAGTTCAAGCAAAACTCAAAAAGCGTTAATCCTTAAAGCATTACAACAAGGCGACCGCTTAACTCACCTAGATGCGGAAAAACGTTTTAATTGCTTACGTCTTGGCGCACGAATTTATGACTTAAAGCAACAAGGTCACAAAATTGAAAGACGAATGATTGTAGTACCTAGTGGTAAATGTGTTGCTGAATACAGATTGGTGGCTTGATATGAAAAATAAAAAACAAAATGAAAGAATCGCCATTTCAAAAAAAGTGAGATTTGAGGTTTTTAAACGTGATGGATTTAAATGTCAATACTGCGGAAGATCTGCGCCCGATGTAATTCTACACGTAGATCATATTAATCCAGTTAGTAATGGCGGAAATAATGACATCATGAACCTAGTTACATCATGCTCTGAATGTAATTTAGGGAAAGGCGCAACCAGATTAGATGACAACTCAATCATAGAGAAACAACGAAAACAACTGCAAGAACTAAACGAGAAACGTGAACAGCTTGAAATGATGCTCTCATGGAGAGAAAGCTTAAGTGAATTCGATCAGGAAGTTGTTAATGCCGTAACTGAAAAGATAAATAAATTAATAGAACCAAATGAAGTTAATTCTGAGGGTGAAAAGAACATCAAGGCGTGGCTCAAAAAATTCTCAATAGAAGAAATCTTAAATGCTATTGATCAGGCTTATGAAAGCTCTTTTATGCGATGCAGTAGTAAATCTCACGATGAGAAAAGCAATAATTTATTCAATCTAATCCCTAGAATTTGCAGCACAAACAGAATGCCAGAGCAAGACAAAGCATTGTGTTATATACGTGGAATTCTAAAAAACAGAATGTATGTAAATTATGGATATGTTATGGGCTTAATGAGAAAAGCGCTATCACTAGGGTTTGATTTGGAAGATTTAAAAGAATTAGCAAAACAGCCAAAAATTGGACGGCTTTTAAATCAACATTAGAGCAATTTATTCAGGAGAGCGATCATGAGTTCTAAATTATTAGGTCATGTTTGGGATCTAGAATTACCAGACCACGCAACAAAGTTGGTTTTATTACGCCTAGCAGATAGCGCTAACGATGAAACAGGGGAGTGCTGGCCATCTCTCAAATATATTCAAGATAAATGCAATGTTAAATCAAAAAATACAATCAGAAGAGCATTAGAAATCTTAGAGCAAATGGGGCTAGTTGTTGTAATCAAAAGAAAACTATCAGCCAGTCAAAATACATCAAATTTATACAAGCTAAACATTGAAAGAATATTAAATAACGGGAAAAGACTAGGTGGTTCAAATTCTGAACTAGGTGGTTCAAATTCTGAACTAGGGGGTGGTTCAAATTCTGAACCCAGAACCAATAACTCTTTAGAACCAATTAATGAATCTACTTCTTCGTCTGAAAAAGATTTTCAGCCGAGAGCGAAAGCTAAAAAGAACGTTTTTTCTGATGATGATTTAAAGGCTGCTGAATGGATATTTCACTTGATCAGAAAACTCAATCCTAGTTTTAAAGAACCGAAATTTGAATCTTGGGCAAACGATATAAGACTTATGCGTGAAAGAGATAACCGCACCCACAAAGATATTTGCGAGTTATTCAAGTGGGCTAATCAAGATAGATTCTGGTCAGTAAACATTTTAAGTCCAGCAACTCTTCGTGCTAAATGGGATCAGCTCTCGATGAAACGCAATGCAGAAATGACAATGCCAGCACACAAAGAGACATTTCAAGAAAGAAACAGCACTAATTGGGGTACTGCTGAAAAAATGGCGGAGGTGTTCTGATGAACCAATTAACAACACAACAATCAAGCCAAAGACAAGTGCCAGATCAAGTTCGTTTAATGATTGATCGCATCTTCACAAACTTAACTGCAAGCTGCCCGATTTTGTTAAGCGTAAGCAGTGAACAGTTGGAAACGCTAAAGCAACAATGGGTATTAGGCTTTGCTGAAAATGGTATTAAAACATTCGAGCAAGTTAAGCGTGGAATGGCCGCAGCGAGAGCGAAAACAAACGGATATTTGCCAAGTGTTGGCGAGTTTATTTCTTGGTGTAACAACTACGACAACCACGAATTAGGATTGCCGGCATTAGAGGAATTAGAGTCAAGACTCCAAAAATACTTTGGTTATGCGAAAGAGCCTTACAACTTCCCGTTCCGATCAAGAGCAGAGTATTACTTGCTTAAAACCATTTATGACGGTTACGGCAAAAAGAAATGGGAAGATTGCCAAAAGGCTATGCCTAAAATACTTGCTGAAGTAGCCGAAAAAGTGAAAACAGGCTTTGAGTTTCCAAAAATCCCAGAACTGCTAGAGCAAAAGCCAAAAGTGATTAGTCCAGAAGTATCAAGAAACGGAGTGGCTAAGATTAAAGAGATTATGGGAATTGCGTAATGGACAAGAAACAATTCTTTCTACGCTCAAACCAAGTGCGGTTGAATTGCCTTGATTTTATCAAAGAGCTGCCAACGGACGATAAAAATCCGTTGGTGGTAAAAATCCAACCGATGACACGCTCACTTGAACAGAATTCAAAGCTTCACGCACTACTAAGCGATATATCCAAACAGTGCGAATTTAACGGGAAGAAAAGAGACATCGATACTTGGAAAACAATCATGGTGTCGGCTCACAAAATCGCAACAGGCGGTCAGGCCGAAATGGTAATCGGGCTTGAGGGCGAAGTAATCAATCTACGAGAAAGCACAGCTCAAATGAGTGTAAAAAGATTAGCAAGCCTAATCGAATATGTTCAATCGTGGGCGGTAGAGAACGATGTAATTCTTAGTGATGGCTGGAGACACTAGATGAGAGAAGAAATAGCCTTAGCAGTAGTTCTTTTCGTGGTTGTGTTTGTGATTATTTATTTTATATCTGGAGCTGATGATGAATAACAAGGAATTATGGATTTTAATCGCTAGTTACACTTGCTTATGCCTAGTAGTAATCCTAATCACTGGTAAATGGTGGTAGATATGAATAAACCCAAGGAAACCAAATGCAAAGTCTGCGGTAACTACTTTGTGAAAACTATTAGCTCAACACAGAAAGTCTGCTCACCTAGATGTGCGATAGCTTTATCAAAAGAGCAATCAAGAAAGAAACGAGAGAAACAGGATAAACAAGAGCGGTTAGAAACCAAGAAAAGAATGACCGCACTTAAACAAAAAATCAAAAGCCGCTCCGAGTGGTTAGATGATTTACAAAGCTGGGTAAACAAGTTTATCCGCTTGAGAGATAAGAATGAGCCTTGTATATCTTGCGGAAAATATCACAAAGGACAGTGGCACGCAGGACACTATCGAAGTCGTGGAGCTTGCCCAGAGTTAAGATTTAACGAGGACAACATACACAAACAATGCGCCCCTTGTAATGACTGGAAGAGTGGAAACGCCATAGAGTACAGAATAAATCTGGTCAAAAAGATTGGTATTGAGCGAGTAGAGTTTTTGGAACGACAAGACCATCCGCCATTAAAGCTAACAATCGAAGAAATCAAAGAACAAATTAAAATCTACAAGGCTAAATGCAAGGAGCTTGAGAATGACTTATAGCGTTGAGCGAATTTTAGAAAAATGGGGTAACTGCTGGGGTCGTGACAGAATTGGCACAGAATATCCAAGCACAACAATCTCAATCCCTGTGCTACCAACAGCAAGAAAGGCTTATATCAAGTTCTTAACCGATGACGAGTGTTTAAAAATCGAAAAGCAAATAATGAACCTACACGATGACGATTTATTGCAGTATCAAATTTTAATGGCTCTATATATTCAACAGGCAAGCGAGAGAGAGATTTGTAACGCCCTTAATATCTCACCAGCTAAAATGTATCGGGAGCGTGCGCAAGGCATTAGATTTTTAAAAGGTGCTTTTGTGGCTGCTAAAATCAAATTTATGTTTTTAGGATAGCGTATTGACATAGTGGAGGGGTGATTGTATTATCGTTGGCAAGGTCTCAAAAGCCTTTTACACAACGGATTATTCACCCCGTCAGCGTGATTTTTTTATGCGTAAAATTTGCCTTGTTTGTTTTATTGGCATTAAGACTTACAGCGCATAAAAACAAAATTATTAATCAATGACCGACGGTGCGAGGAATACAATACCGAAAGGGAATAACTCCGCCAGATTGTGTACTGGTTTTGAGCCGTTGGTCGCCCAATCTTGGGTAAAATTATCAATCCCTCAAAAGGAAATACACTATGACAACTCAAACTCAACAGCTCTCAACATTCAATTTTGAATCAAATTCTATCCGCACTTTAGCTATCAACAATGAGCCCTGGTTCGTTGCTGTTGATATTTGTAGAGCGCTTAATTTAAGCAGTCCATCAATGGCTATTGCCAATTTAGATGATGATGAAAAATATACCCTAAGTTTAACTGAGGGTATCAAAGGAGTAGGTAAACAAGTTCAGGAATTGAATTTAGTTTCCGAAAGCGGAATGTACACTTTGATCTTACGTTGCCGTGATGCGGTTAAAAAAGGTTCTGTCCCGCACCGATTCAGAAAATGGGTAACAAGCGAAGTGTTACCGCAAATTCGAAAAACCGGCTCTTACAGTAAAACCACAGTAGACCAACGAACAGGATTACGAAATGCAGTAAACATGTTGGTAAGCAAGAAAGGATTAATTTATTCCGATGCCTATCATTTAATCCATCAACGCTTTAATGTGGAATCAATCGAAGATTTGACATTAGAACAATTACCTCAAGCGGTAGAGTATATTCATAAAATCGTGCTAGAGGGTGAATTGATTATCGAGGAAAAGAAAGAACCAAGTATGAGCCTTAATTTAACTGAGAGAGAACTTAAAGACTTGATTAATACATGGATGGCATTTACACGCTTTTCTGATAGTGTCGGTTTCTTGTTGCGAAAAATACAACCAATCATTCATGGAAATCTTTATAGTTCGCCTGAATTTAATTTAAGATGGTGTAATAAAGTTATCCATGATACACAACCGATAATCAAAAAATTGTTGGAGCGTCTTCCGCAAGCCCAATTACTACACAACAGCAGAGCGCAAATAAAGCAACGCTGCGAAATGTAGAATGCATACTTAAAAAAGACCGCACTTTTGAATCATAGTGTATTTTTTTTAAAAAAAGATAAAAACACTTGATTACTTGCAAGTAAAATTGTAGTATATAGTATAAGTTGCGGTTTTAGCGCGTAGCGAACGCAAGATAAGTTTAGAAACAACCCTGATCGGAAACGGTCGGGGTTTTTTATTGCACGAAATTCAATGAGTAACCAATGCAAGATAACGGATCGCCTAACAATGGCATAGACATCATAGCAACGGTTATTTCTCTAGCATTTTCAGGTTTAGGTGGTGTAGTTAAGTATATCACCGCAACACAATCAGCAGGCTCGCCTGTAAAAATATCTTCCGTAGTCTCTAGTTTTCTAGTAGGGGCTTTCAGTGGAATGGTTGTAGCTTTTTTCTTAATGTCTCAAAGTATCGACACTTTAATGATTATCTCAATCGCTGGAGCGTTTGGGTATTTTGGCGTTCCTGCTTTATGGGGATTGCTTAGAGTTTTCTTCCGCCAAATAGGTGGTTCGGTTGATGATTTAAATCCTAACTACTCAATGAAAGACATCGAAAAGGAAACAAGTAAAAAACGCTCACTTCGTTACGATGAAGATGCACCACTCAACGACAGAGATGAAGATATTTTAATCAATGGCACAGAAGAGCAAGACGATGATGTAGAGCCAAGGAGTAAGCGAAATGGGTAGAGAAAGAGCCGCAAGATTAGGAATTGCACTCGATAGAGTATTTGCCTGTTTCTTATTTGCAGGCTGTATAGGTTTATCGGTGCAGATTTATAGCCAGAACAAGAGTTTGGAACTGTTACAGGACAAGTACGACCAGACAGTACAGTTAGCAGATGAGCGAACAAAACGGATTGATGCTCTTCGGGACATGGTAAGCGACAGAAATGACAGAATTGAATTCTTGCTTAAAGAACAAGCAAAGGAGCGTAAGCGAAATGAAGATAAGCTGGATGGTATTAGTAAGATTGTTCTTTCAAGTAAATGTGTTCGTAGCGATGGTGTTAGTCGTGCTGTTATCGACAGGCTGCTTAAGTCCGAGTAAGCCGGTTGAGAAGATTAAAATCATTCGAGTAACCATTCCAGAAAATCTTTTAATCACTTGCCCTAAGCCAACATTAAATGGTGAGAAATCTTCTGATGTTGCTGTTTACGCTGTAAAGGTAACTGATCAGCTAAAAATCTGTAACAGTCGAATCACACAAATTAAAAACCTAGTGAATGACTATGAACACGAAATAGAGCAAGACGCTCACAGTGAATATCAATCATTAGGCTTTGAGAAAGACAAGGGTGACCGTCATAGCGGTAAAGGTCGAAATGATGGAAAGAGTAAAGGTCGATAGAAATGCTAATTTCAGAAGAAACTTTTAACAGAGTATTCCCGAGAGCAATCAATGGAATGTATCAAGCGATTGATAAACATATCGAATTGGCAGGCTGCTTCAATAAGCAACAACAAGCGATGTTTCTTGCTCAATGTGGACACGAAACAGCAGGGTTCACAACGTTAAGCGAAAACTTAAATTATTCAGCTGATGGATTAATGAAAGTTTTCCGAAAATATTTTCCTAATCCTAATATTGCTCGAAAGTATGAGCGTCAAGCCGAAAAGATTGCAAGCCGAGTATATGCTAATCGAATGGGTAACGGGCCAGAAGAAACGATGGACGGTTGGAATTATCGTGGTCGTGGTTTAATTCAAATCACTGGCAAAGATAACTATATCCGTTTCGCTCGTTGGTTAGGCGAAACAATCAGTCCTAAAGAAGTATCAAACAATCTAGATTTAGCTGTTAAGGCTGCGGTGTGGTACTGGATATTTAATGACTTGGCTATGATTGATTCAGTTCAAAAAGTAACAATTAGAATCAATGGTGGTACAAACGGGATAGATGACCGATGCCGACTATTCCGTGAGTTGATGACTGCTTAATGGTGACTGAAATGTTTAATAAGTTATCCCTGATTTTTCTAGCGATAGTAATTAGCCTGTGCGGTTGGATTTGGTTTCAACACGGAACGATAAATGACTTAAAAGCCAAAAACCAAACACAGGCTAACCTTATCGCAGAACAAGAAAAAGTTAATCAATCGCTAAAAGACACGATTGAAGTAGAGCGCCAAGCTGTAGAACAACAGAGAGTAATCCACGATGAAATCAAACAAGCAAGCCAAGATAAAATCCAAGCCGTTAGAAAGATTATTAAGACACAACCTTGCTATAGCACTCGTATTAACGATGACGCTATTGAGCGGTTGCACTAGCAAGGTTACTACAAAGACGGAATACATTTATCCACCACAAGCTTTCTTGGTGCCTTGTGTGAAAACTCCATTCATGGGTAACACATACGGTGAAGCAGTGGAGCATTTAATCACTGTGAAAGCAGAAAGAGATATGTGTGCTAGTCAGATCACAAACATTAATAAGTGGATTGAATCCACAAAGGACAAAAAATGAAAATTGGCGATGTTGTAAAACTCCGCAATGGAACATTATGCGATGTAGTTTATGAAACACAATTCGGCAAATGGCTATTAGTCGAAAAGACTAAAACAGAAGAACCGCCATTTAGTCACTGGCATAATGCTAGCGGTACATTCTATGCTGACGATGAAAGCCCGTTAGATGTAGTAGAAGTGATTAATCTCAATTAAATAATAAAAGGATTTCCCTATGCCAGACGTGAAAGAGAAATCCACGTCTAAAGGCGTGGTGAAATTAACTGATAAACAAAAGCGGTTTATTGAAGAATACTTAATAGACCTTAACGCAACACAAGCAGCAATTAGGGCTGGTTATAGCGAAAGAACAGCAAATGAGCAGGGCGCTCAAAACTTAGCAAAACTTAGTCATTACATTGAAGAAGAGAAACGCAAGCGTTCTGGTAGAGTGCAGATAACTCAAGATGATGTTATTCGTATGTTGATTGAAAACATTGAGAAGTCATCTGGCACTAAACAGGTAGTCATCACTCAAACAAGAAAGTCAGAAGATGGTGAGTTTGTTGGTGATGATGTTGCTCAATTTGTTTATGAGCCGTCTAGTGTGAATAAAGCCTTAGAGTTATTAGGTAAGCATTTGGGTATGTTTAAAGATAAATTAGACGTAACCACTGGCGATAAACCACTTCCGACAGTAATCAATGTGACGTTTAGCGATGAGCCTTAATATTAAATTTCCGACAAAGTTCCGAGCATTATTTGAAGATATGTGGCGCTTTATCATCTTCTATGGTGGTCGTGGTTCAGGTAAGAGCTTTAATATAGCGGGAGCGTTAATCATTAGAGCTTATCACAATCCTACACGAGTGCTTTGTTGCCGTGAAATTCAAAAGTCTATATCTGATTCTGTTATTCAGATGTTAATTGACCAGATAGAGAGATTGGAACTTCAAAACTTCTTTGAGGTGCAGAAAACTCAAATCATTGGTCAAAACGGTTCAAGATTTACATTCGCAGGGCTTAAAACAAACATTACTTCAATCAAATCGATGACAGGCATTGATGTTGTTTGGGTGGAAGAGGGCGAAAACGTATCAAAAGAAAGTTGGGATGTATTAATTCCAACTATTCGAGAAGATAAGTCACAGATTATTGTGAGCTTTAACCCTAAAAACATTCTAGACGATACCTATCAAAGATTTGTGATTAATCCTCCAGAAAGATGCTCTTCTGTGTTGGTTAATTGGCAAGATAATCCATATTTTCCTAAAGAGCTAATGGAAGATATGGAGCAAATGCGAGAACGTGACTACGAGCTTTATAGACACGTTTACGAGGGCGAGCCTGTAGCTGATTCAGATATGGCAATTATTAAGCCTTTATGGATTGATGCTGCGGTAGATGCTCATATTAAACTTGGTTTCACCGGTAAAGGCTTGAAGAAAGTCGGCTTTGACGTGGCAGATGAGGGTGTGGATAGTAACGCAAATGCATTTGTACATGGTTCAGTCGTCATTGATGTTGACGTTTGGAAAAATGGCGATGTTATCGATTCAGCCAACCGAACAAATCAAAGTGCAGTTAATTTTGGTGCTGACTTAATTATTTTCGATAGTATCGGCGTTGGTGCTGGTGTAAAAGCTCACTTCAAACGATTGCCTAAAACCACTCAAGTTGAGGGTTTTAATGCTGGTGGCTCGGTGGCCTATCCAGAACGTGAATATATCAAAGGCAAGAAAAACCAAGATATGTTCTCGAATATCAAGGCTCAATCTTGGTGGTCGTTAAGGGATAGATTTTATAAAACCTATCGAGCAATTAAGCATGGTGATGTTTACCCTGATGATGAACTAATAAGCCTGTCAAGCAACATTAAAGAGCTGGAATATCTTAAAGCTGAATTATCTCGCCCTAGAGTGGATTATGACAACAATGGACGGGTTAAAGTAGAAAGCAAAAAGGATATGCGAAAACGTGGCATACCGTCACCAAATATGGCTGATGCGTTAGTGATGTGTTACGCACCAACAAAACCAAAATCATTATTGGATTTATAGATATGAAATTTTTTGACGGAATAGCATCGTTAGCGTTAAAGCTTGGATTAAAACAAGAGCAGACTAATTATGTTGCTAGTTCAATGCTAACTGAAAAGCGAGATGAATTGGAAGCTTTATGGCGTGAAAATTGGATCGCCAATAAAATCTGCATCAAACGCCCAGGAGATATGACAAGGGCATGGCGTGATGTATTTTCTAATGACCTTGATTCTGAACAACTAGATGTTTTCACCAAATACGAACGAAGAATTAAACTTCGTGAAACGCTGACTAAGGCGTTGCAGTGGTCAAGTCTTTATGGTTCGGTTGGTTTATTAATTGTCACCGATGCAACAAACTTAAATACGCCATTAAGACCGACTGAAAAGCTAAAACGATTAATCATATTGCCTAAGTGGAAAATCGGCACAGCAGGCGAAAGAGAAACGAATATAACCGATGCTAATTTCGGTAAATACAAAGCCTATTCAATCAGTAGCGATGATAAGCCTTTAATTGTTCATCATTCAAGATTATTGATTATGAACGCTAATGATACTCCATTATCTGACAATAGTATTTGGGGTATTTCTGACTTAGAGAAAATTATTGATGCGCTAAAACGCTTTGATATTGCCTCCGCTAACGTTGGCGACCTTATTTTTGAAAGTAAGATTGACATCTTTAAGATTGATGGATTATCCGACAAGATTGCAAGCGGCTTTGAAAACGAAGTAGCAAATGTAATCGGTGCGGTACAGGCAATCAAATCATCGACTAACAGCTTATTGCTAGATAAAGATAACGAATACGACCGCAAAGAACTGTCGTTTGGTGGATTAAGAGACCTTATCACAGAGTTTCGGAATGCGGTAGCCGGTGCGGCAGATATGCCAGTCACTATCTTGTTTGGTCAGTCTGTTTCTGGTTTGGCTAGTGGTGACGAGGATATTCAAAACTATCACGAGTCAATCCATAGATTGCAAGAGGCGAGATTAAGACCTGTTTTAGAGGTAATTGATACTCTAATTTGTAATGAGTTGTTTGATGGCGTTCCTGATGATTGGTGGTTTGAATTCTTGCCTTTAACTGTGGTTAAGCAAGAACAACAAATCAATATGCTGAACACATTCGCAACTGCAACCAATACGCTAATTCAGAATGGTATCGTAACAGAACAGCAAGTAGCGAATGAGTTGCGAGAAAGTGGACTGTTTGCCAATATCTCGGATGATGACATTGAGGACATGAATAATGCTGATGAACTTGCCGGAGATTTTGAAGAGCCAAAAGACGAAAGCGAAGAAGTTCAAAACACTGAAAGTGAGCAAGAGAACGGAACTATGGTATAGAACCGAACTCAAGCGACAAGTCAAAGAAATGACCGATACTGTTGAAAGAGCCTTAGAGAAACCTAATGGCTCTTTTTTTATGGACGATTTCAGCGGATTTCTTGCTGTTGGTGTTAAAACTCTACTTAAAGTATTAGAGCGGTTTGAAAAGAAAGATCACTCAACAGATGATGAAAAAATCGCACAGGGCTTTGTTAATCGAGGAAATGTCCAAAACCAACAGGAAGTATCAAAGAACTTAAAAAATCAAACAGGAATTGATTTAAGTGCATATTTAGGCAGTAGCCCACGCATAGCTGAGAAAGTTAATGCGATGACTACTGCCAACGTTCAATTAATCAAGTCTATCCGTTCTCAATACCTCGATAAAGTACAAAATGCAGTTACTCAAGCGATGGTGAATGGAACGTTGAATAAAGACTTAGTTCAACAGATTAAAGACATCGGTAAAACGACCGAAAAAAGAGCGATATTTATTGCTCGTGACCAATCTTCAAAGCTCAACGCTGCATTAACGCAAGCAAGACACGAAGATGTAGGAATTACAAAATATACTTGGAGTACATCTGGCGATGAGCGAGTGCGTGAAAGCCACGCAGAAAAAGACGGTCAAGTCTTTGAATACGCTAATCCGTCAGCAGATACAGGACATCCTGGACACGATTTTAATTGTAGATGTGTTCAAATTCCTTATCTTGATGATGTCTTGGTGGGTGCAAATAAGGTTGAGAGTAAATCAGAAATAGCACAGAATGAAGATGTAGCTGAGCAAGTTCCTTTAGCTGAAAGCACAATTGAGGTGATGGATAAATTGAAAACTCTTGAGGTTAAATACAATCCAGTTAAAGACTTGCATAAAGAACTCACGTTTGATGAGATAATTGATAAATTGGCTGGCGGTGATATGACTCAAGGCTCCTGTGTTTCTCTTGCGTTATCTTACATAGGTAATAGGTGCGGCCTTGATGTTACGGATTACAGGGGTGGCAAGAGTCGTGAATTTTTTAGCCGAAATCCTCACACAAGAAAACTATTATCCGCCGATGGAATTAAAATGGAAGTTCATGAGGTGGCTAAAGAGGCTAAGGGTACAGCTGATATTTTAATTGGATTACCTTTAAATAAAGAGTATTATTTAAGTACAGGCACGCACGCTGCGATAGTTAGAAGAACTGATAGCGGCCTTGAATATCTAGAAATGCAATCATCTGTGAAAAATGGATGGATGCCATTTAATAAATACGGAACTATCATTAAGACGCTGCAAAAACGATTTGGATGTAGGTTATCCGCTGATAAGTACGGTTTTTTGAGCAAAGTAACGATTGCAGAGGTTGATAGTTTTAAATCTAGAAAAGGCGACCTAAAAGAGGCTCTTGGTTATATTAACACATCAAAAGATAAACAAAAGAAAGGTTCATGGGGTAGCGAAAAATGATGACTTGGTTCAAGCATGAGGAATCCGATGTTGTATGGTGGAAATCAAACAGGGATTCTGTTGGCGAGATGATTTTTTCTTTTGATAAAAAGAAAGAGTTTAATTTTTGGCAAGACTACCCAAATAAACTAACAAAAGAACAGAGGGCTATCTTTGACAAAGAAAATGAAATTCTAGTTAAGAGCTTAAAAGGTTAGCCTATATTAAAAAAACAACCCGATCAGAAATGGTCGGGTTTTTTATTGGGGTAAATAAATGAAGTTTACAGACAGCACGACACAAGCAAAAACACAGCGGACTATTACGAAAGATGGGTTTTTAGTCGTTCCTGCGACAATTTCAAAAGTTGGTGTTTTTGACTATCTGGCCTCTGAATTAGGTTTAAAAGAGGACGGAATTAAAAAGGTCGCACGGACAGAAAAATCACTATTTTCTGACGAAACCATTGAGAGCTTTGAGAATGCAACGCTCACAATCGGGCACCCAGAGCAAGGCGTAAATGCTAAGAACTGGAAAGAGTTATCCGTTGGTGTTGTTCGTAATGTTAAGCGAGTAGGTGATGAGCTAACTGCTGAGGCTTGGATTTATGATGAACAAGCTATTAAAACCGTACAAGAACACGGTGTAGAACAGCTATCTTGCGGATATGACTGCAACATTATCCAGTCAAGCGTTAAAGATGCAGATTTTGAGATGTCTCCGATGATCGGAAACCACGTAGCGATTGTGGCAAAGGGTCGCTGCGGTGGAACTGTAAAACTTGCCGATGAGGAAAGAACCGTTATGGGAAAAACCGCTAAATTCCTCGATGCGTTTTTAGGTGCATTCGGCATCAAATTGTCCGATGAACAGAAAAAACAAATCGAAGAAGATGAAGAAACTGGTAAAGAGGGCGAGAAAGCTCCAAAAGCTGAAAAACCAACTGAGCCAAAAGAAAAACAATCTGAACCCGAAGATAAAAAGGAAGAAGAAGTGAACAAAGAAGAGCTTGAAAAACAACTTAAAGCCAAAGATGCAGAAATTCAAGCATTGAAAGATGCACAGGCACAACGCGATGCAGAATTAGCACAAGCGGCAATGTTAGCTGATGCGCAATCTGTATTCAAAGATGTGAAATTCACAGATAAAGCAAGCGTTCGTGAAATCCAAGAGAGCGTTATTGTTGCTCAAGGTATCTTCACAAAAGATGCCGCTGCTAAATTATCTGATGCTGAAATCTCTGGTGCGTATCAAGTGGCTAAAGCGGTTACTGCTAAATTAGCTGACGAACGTAAATCTTTAGGCAATATCTTATTAGGTGATGCGAAAACTGAAACCGCACCTAAATTAGACTTCAATAAAACTTACAATCAATAGGGGTAATGAATAATGGGTTACGCTTACGAACAAGCTCCAGCAAAAGCTGGTGAATTAGGTAAAGGCAACTTTGCGAGTGCAAAAACAAGTGCAGAGAAAGTGACTGGCAAAGTAAAAGCTGGTGATTTTGTAGCATTAAATCCAGAGGGTGGTGTAAAAGCGTTAGCAGCTAAAACTGATGTATTAGCTGGCGTAGTATTTGCAAGCACTATCCGTGATGAATGGAATGATGGCGAGCTTTGCGATGTAATGCACATTGCAGCAGGCGATGCGGTATGGGTAAACGTTGCAACTGGTAAAACTGTTACACGTGGTAAAAAAGTTTACGTATTAACCGCAGGTGGTGACGGTAAAACTGGTGCAATTCAAGGTGAAACAGAAGCTAGTGCAATCGAAACTCCATACACCGTAATTGATGTTAAAGGTCAATTAGCGTTAATTTCTAAATTATAAGGGGCTAAATAGATGTCTTTATTAACTTATGTACAAAACGGTTTAACTGCTGTTAGCAAAGAAATCGCAGAAACCAAATATCCTGAAATTGTGTTCCCACAATTCGTATATGTTGACCAACAAACAGCAGTCGGCATCACAGAAAAACTTCACTATGGTGCAGATGAACACGGTTCTTTAGATGATGGCTTAATCACTACCGGCACTAGCACTTTAGACCAAGTAGAAGTTGGCTTTACTCCAAAACGCTCTTACATTGTGCCATGGGCCAAATCTGTTACATGGACTAAGCCAGAGCTTGAGCAAGGCAAATTATTAGGTTTAAACCTTGATACAGCAAAAATCATGGCGTTAAACAAAAACGCTCAACAAACTTTACAAAAAGTTGCGTTCTTGGGCCATGCTAAAGATGGTCGTCTAACTGGTTTATTAAACTCTAAAGATGTATCTGTTCACACTTTAAAAAATGCGGCGGCAGGTGCAAAAGTTCAAGCAATGGACTTTGATAAAGCGGTGGCATTCTTCAAAGAAATGTTCTTGGCTGGCTTAGAGCGTACAAAACGCATTGAAGCACCAAATACCTTCGCTATTGATGCGTTAGATTTAGCTCACCTTGCTTTAACTCAACGTGCGAACACTGATACAACAGCGTTAGAGTTCTTAACTAAGAGCTTATCTGCTGCGGCTGGTCGTGAAGTAGCAATCAAAGCATTACCGTCTAACTTCGGTTCTCGAGTAACTGATGGCAAAAACCGTGCGATTGTTTATGTAAACAGCAAAGAACACGTGATTTTTGATGTGCCGATGACTCCAACTGTGTTAGAAGCAAAAGAAAAAGGTTTATTAGCTTACGAGTCAGGTTTACGCATGGCATTCGGTGGCGTGACCTTTATCGAGCCAGAATCTGCTCTTTATGTAGATTACTAGGAGGAATAAATGCCAACAATAGAAGATTTTCGTGAACGTTATCCAGAATTTAAAGAGGTCGATGGTTTCCGCATTGACCTTTTTTTATTGGATGCACAGCAAGAAATCAGCCAAGCACGATGGGGTCGACTTTTCGAGCGTGGAGTGTTGGCATTGGCTGCTCATTTGCTCCGTCTTTCTCTTTGGGCGACAGAGGGTAACGGTGGAGCAAATCGCAATGTGGCGAGCGAGTCGGCAGGGGAGTTGTCGGTTAGCTATGCTATGCCAACGCTCACTGGAACGGATGCGGACTATCAATTAACCGCGTACGGGCAAGAATATCTACGATTGCGTAGATTGGTAGGTATAGGCGTAATGGTGGCTTAATGACAACTCAAGTCACAGGTAATCTTGCGAAATTCAAACAGCTTATCGAGCAACTAAAAGCAAGTGGCGAAAAGGCTGTGTATGTTGGCTTTCCTGCTGAGTTTAATGAGAAAGTAGAGGGTTCAGATAACTTTAATCTGGCCTCTTTGGCGGCTGTATTGGAGTTCGGGAATGAACGGATTCCATCTCGCCCATTTCTCCGTCAAACATTAGCAGAAAATCAAGAGAAGTATACAGCTTTATTTGTAAAACTGTTTGAAAGCGGTATTTCAATAGAAAAAATCTATGAACAAATCGCTTTAATTGCTCAAGGTGACGTTCAGCAAAATATTGCTAATGGTAAATGGGCTGCAAACGCACCAAGCACAATCAAACGCAAGAAATCAAGCAAGCCGCTTATTGACACTGGTAAATTGCGGCAATCTGTAAGAGGTATTGTTAAATGAGCTTAATTAATCAATTTCCTCGCTTTTTAAATAGCAAATTCAGCCAGAAAGTAGTCGTAAAACATCTACAAGGTGAACATTCAGCTATTGACTATAAAGCAGGATACATTGAAGAAAAAATCACTGCAATAGTGATGCCAACATCACCTAACGATGTTCAATTCTTGCCAGAGGGTGAGCGGTTTTTGCCAAGTATTAAAATCTACACAGTTAAACCTTTAAAAATAGGCGACTTAGTGAATTATCTTGGTGAAACTTACAAAATTAAAACAGTAGGTAACTGGGGAGATTATGGATACCACAACAATATCGGCGTTAGACATAGCCAAACTGCGAAAGTGGATTCAAGAGGCTTTGAAGTTACCTAAAGATGCAGTAATTGGCGGCTGGCTACCCGAGAATCCCCTGCCTGCATTTATTACGATGGATGTATTAAATACCAACGAAATCGGACAGGCAACAAGAGAATTTGACGGTAAACGAGAGCGTATTAGACAGTCAATGCAAAGCACTGTTAGCGTTTCTTGTTTCGGTAAAAATTCACTCGCTCAAGGCTACAAATTAAAAGCTATTTTCCAAAGTTCAGCGTTTCTTTCCTTTCTTAAATCAAACCATTGGGGTGTCATCCGTTTTTCTGATGTTCGCAATCTGACCGCTACGGTTGGCGCAGACTATGAAGAGCGTGGGCAATTTGATGTTGTATTTAGTCATCATCACATTGTAGATACTCCGTTAGATCCGATTGAGAGAGTTGAGCAACGGACGAATAACAAATCACAAGATATAGGAGCATAAGCCAAATGGCATTATCAATCTCTAATATTGTAAACGTGCAATTAAACACAGTTCCGAAGTCTGCTGCTCGCAAATCTTTCGGTACAGTTGCAATTTTTACACCAGAGGCAGGTCAGGCATTTAATGATGCAACTACACGTTATGTGTACGTTGAAAGTCAAAAAGATGTTGAGGCTTTATTCGGTACAAATTCAGAAACAGCAAAAGCGGCACAACCGTTCTTTGCTCAAAGTCCACGTGCTAAACAGCTAATCATTGCACGTTGGCAAAAAGAACAGGCGACCATTGAAGCAACGAAAAATGCTTTACGTGGTGCAACATTATCAGATGATTTAGAGACTTTTAAATCAATCTCGAACGGTGGTTTTTCAATCACTGTCGGAACAGCTATTAAAGTGGTCGATGGCTTAGATTTTTCAGAAGTTGCTGACTTTAATGCGGTAGCGACCAAAATCAAAGAGAAACTAACTACTCTAAAAGTAAATGCCGATGTTACTTATGATGAAACTGGAAATCGTTTCATTATTTCTGCAACTGATTCTGGCGAAAGTAATGACACCTTAATTTTCTACGCTGAAAAAGGCAATGCCACAGGTGATTATATCGGTGGAATGTTGAAACTTGAAGATGGCCAAGCAACACGAGTAATTGGTAAAAATCAGGTTCAAGTTAAAGCTGAAAAAGTAGAGCAAGCATTATTTAACGTTTCAGAAGTAGAAAATGGCTGGTATGGTTTCACTTTCGCAGCACAATTAACTGATGCTCAAATTGAAGCTGCTGCAAAATACGCTCAAGCAAACGACAAATTATTCGGTGCTAGCGTAATCAAATCAGAGCATATTGAATGGTCGGCATCTAATGTGTTCAAAAAATTGCATGATGCTCAATTAGACCATACTTTGGCTATCTTTGATAAAAACGATTTATACCCAGCATCGTCTGCGTTGGCTCGCTTGTTATCTGTAAACTTCGCAGCTAATAACTCAACGCTTACGCTTAAATTTAAACAACAGCCAACAATCACAGCGGATGAAATCACTGCGACAGAATTCGCAAAAGCAAAACGCTTAGGTATCAACGTTTATACTTACTTTGATGATGCTGCAATGATTGCAGAGGGTACAGTAATCGGTGGTAAATTCGCTGATGAAATCGTCATCCTTGACTGGTTCAAAGATACAAAAAGAAGTATTTGCTCGTTTATACAAATCACCAACTAAAATCCCATTAACAGATAAAGGTCAGGCGATTTTAATCTCTGCGGTTGAAAAAGTTTGCTTAGAGGGTATTAATAACGGTGCGTTTGCTCCTGGTAAATGGACTGGTGATAGCTTCGGTAATTTAAAAACAGATGACTACCTAGAGAAAGGTTACTACATTTGGGCAGCTCCAATGGATACACTTTCAGATAGCGACCGTGAGCAACGTAGAGCGACACCAATTCAGGTGGCTGTGAAGTTAGCTGGAGCAATCCATTCAAGCGATGTGATTGTGAATTACAACCGATAATAATAGGGCTGGATTATCCAGCCTTTTCTTTTTAAGAGGAAATATAAATGGCAGTTTTCGATCCAAAACAAGTAGTGGTACTCCTTGACGGTAAAGAAATCTCTGATTGGGCTGATGGTTCAGATGTAATCAGTGCAGCAAATCAAGTTGATGCTGGTCAGTTGGTTATCGGTGCGAATGGTACGGGTGTATTTATCGCTAATCCAGATAATTCAGGCAAGCTAATACTAAAAATCAAACAACATTCCGCTGATAATGCGTACTTGTCTAAGTTATTCAATCAGCAAAAATCAAGCATCAAAACATTCTTACCAATCACCTTATCAATTCGTGACTTAATCAATGATGATGTGGTAACAGCAAGTAAAGGTTATTTTACAACTCCAGCTCAATATGTTCGTGGTAACGGTCATAATGCCGAAACATGGACTATCGTTTTTGAACAAATGACAATGAACTTAGAAAAAGGCGTTGAATAATGGAACAGGTTAAGCAATTCACTATCGAAGATGTGACTTACACAATGACACCAGCTAATGCGATGGCTGCGTGGACTGCGTTAAAAAATGCGATGAAGTTACTTCAATCAGTTGATTTATCCGCTCTAGGCGATAGCAAAAAACTAGGTGCAGGAATCTTAACAACTGTGGTGGCTAATTTAGGCGACCATAGTGTGAAAGAGCTAGAAAATATCGTATTGACTCACACAGCTTGCGAACAAGACGGGCAAAAATACCGCTTATCAGAACGCTTTGACAGTCATTTTAATAAACATCGTGGACATCTAATCACCGTTTTAAAAGAGGGTTTGACTTATCAATTCGCTGATTTTTTTATCGGTGGGGGTGGATTGCTAACCAATATTCAGGGCAAGCTCAAGGCGTAGAAAGCCAATCAGAAAAGAAAGTTGATTGGTTTATTTTTACGCCAATAGTAAAAAGGTTCTGTACATTGCATGAATTAAGATCTGTTTATTCAATAGCAGATCTTCTTTCTTTCCACGAGGTAATAGTGGAATTAAATCAAATGGAGCAAAGCAAAGATGCTATTAGATGAGTTACTGATAAAAATCGGGCTTGATACCGATAGCCAAGCGATGCAAGAGTTTGAGCAATTCCTTGATACGGTTGGAAGTGGTACTGAAAGCGCTGTTGAGGGGCTTGGTGAGCTATCTAAATCCATTGAAAGCACGGTTAATACTGATGCAGTTAAAGATGGCGCTGATGCAGTAGATGACTTAAAAGGCAATATTGATAATCTTTGGGCCACAAAGTTCGGCGCTGATGGACTTGCTAAAAAATTCGAATCACTTGGCTTAGTCATTAACAAAACTGCGATTGCAGTAGTGGCACTTGGTGCAGCGTTCTACGGTGCAACGGTAGGTGTCAAAAACTTCGTAGATGGAAACCTTAATGCGTTAGACGAGATTAAACAGCTATCTAACGTTACGGGTGAAGCGGCAGATAAAATCTATCTATTAGGCAAGGTCGCAGAAGTAAATGGTTCATCTGCTCAAGCGGCTCAATCATCAATCGAGGGATTATCTCGAACAATCGGTGAGGCAGCGGCTGGAATTGGTCGAGGTGCTAAGACTTTTGAGCAGTACGGATTAAGTGCTAAGAAAGCCAATGGCGAAATAAAATCATCTAGTGAGCTATTCGGTGAGATATCCGAAAAAATGCAACAGATGAGCGACCAAGAGCAAATAGCAATGCTTGCGAAGTTAGGCATTGATGGCTCAATGATTCAAACGCTCCGATTAGGTAACGATGAGTTAGCTGAACAGATTGCTCTAGCAGAAGCCTTAACACTTGGTGTTGGTAACGCAGAAAATGCAGAGAAAGCGGCAGCATTTAAAGATGCTTTAACGCAAGTTTCTCAAGTGTTTATTGCTATTGGTGAATATGTTTCTTTGCGTATATCACCGTCAATACAGCGATTAGCCGAACGCTTTACAAAATGGTTTGCCGAGAATAACAACTTCATTAAGGCTATTTTAAATGGACTTGGTCGAGTGTTCTCGTTCTTGTTTGAATTAGCAGGTGCGATAGATAACATCATTGAAAGCACGGTAGGTTGGAAAGCGGTAATTATTGCTCTAGGCGGCTTGTTGCTGTGGTTTAGCCGCAGAATGTTACTAGCCTTTGCGACAAATCCGATCACCTTGGCGATTGCGGCAATAGCTGGGCTAATCCTAATCATTGATGACTTTATCACTTGGTTACAAGGTGGCGATGCTCAATTCGGTGAGTTCTACCAGTCCGTTGCTGATGGCTTGCAGTGGATTAGTGATAAATGGGGTGAGCTTGGCGATTGGATTAAAGCAAAATGGGGCGAGCTTGGCGATTGGATTAAAGCAAAATGGGGCGAGGCTATCGCTTGGGTAACAAGTAAATGGAATGCCTTTACTGCAACGTTCAGCATAGACAATCTTAAAAAGGTATTCGAAAGCGTTAAACAAACCATTATTGACAAGTTTAAAGCAGCATTTGGTTGGGCTATCGACCTATGGAATAGTATCGTAGCTAAGATCGGTGGTGAGCCGATTAATATCCAAGCCAATGTATCCACTCAAGGTGTGCGACAAGCTGGATTAGGCGTGGCAGATTTAGTCTTAAACGCAGGTGTTTACGCAAAAGCCTCCGAAGTTTCTGCTGGTGGCGTTGGTGGTACTTCTAACTCTGATAATAGTGTTAAGAATAGCAACAACAAAATCACCATTACACAGCATATTCAAGGCGTAGATAATCCTAAGGCTGTGGCCGACCAATCAGCACGAGCAATCAATAACCAACTTTCACCAGTTATAGGATAGTAAAGCATGTTTAATTTTGCTCAAGTATCAAGCAGAAGCATAGGCACGATAACGTTTGATGTGGTTACAACGGAAGATCACCAATCAGACCTTTCAATCACAGAAAATCCAATCGAGTCAGGCGCAGCAATAGCCGACCACGCTGTAGTTCAACCAAAACAGGTTACGATTAACGGAATTATGGTTGACCACGACCACGGAACGTTTGGTATCAATTCGCCCTATATTGGGAATATTCGTGGCGTTGTTGATTTTCTAAATAACTTCCCATTCCCCATTCCTGTAATAACTCAAACATCTCAAACAATCGCAAGGGCTGGCAGAGTAATCAGTCAAGCGGCTGGAGTTTACAGTCAAGTAAAAGGCGTAGTAAATCAGGTGCGAGCAATTGCACCTTTTTTGCCAGACTTTGGACTTGGTGGCTTGTTAGATAGCGGAGTAGGCGACAGCCGAGTGCAGAAATGTTATGCGGATTTAATCGCTTGCCAAAAATCGGGTGAGACAATCGAGATACAGACAGGAATTCATCTATACAAAGATATGATGATTCAGTCTATCTCGGTCAATCAATCGCAAGATGGCAGTGCAACCTTTACGATAACCGCAAGAGAAATCTTTATCGTAAACACTCAAACCACTCAAAGCTCGCAATCTAGCGGAAGTTCAAACGGTAAAGGTGGAAATAAAACCTCTACCATTGGGAAAACAAAAAGCGGTCGTGCTGCGGTTCAATCCGCATCAAAAACACAACAAGGCACAACAAGACCAGCTAACGCAGAGCCAAGAAAAACATCTGCTTTGAAAAATATCTTCTCATAGGTGGCACAGATGCTAAGAATACCAGTTACACAATCGCCATACCAAGAGCAGACATTTGAATTTAACGGTCGGAAAATCCGTTTAACACTTCGATTTAACAGTGTAGGCAGTTTCTGGGTGATGGATGTTTATGAGCCAGTTACTCAACGACAAATCTGTCAAGGTCAGGCGTTAGCTTGCGGAGTGCCTATTCTGTTACGTTCTGTTCAGCCGTATTTCTTCTATATGGAAGATGAAAGCAGTGCAGATTTAGATGTTATGACAGCAAATGATTTAGGCACAAGATGCTTTCTGTATATCGGGGCTAAATAATGAGACAGTTCGGCAGACAATGGAAATTAGATATTAGCAACGAACAAGAAACGCTAACTATCACACAGTTAAGGGTGGCGTTTGAGATTGATAAAACAATCAACGAGAAGCCAAACCCAGCAAAAATCCAAGTTTGGAACTTAAACCGAGACCACATCAATCAATTATTAAGCCAAGATTACAAGAAAGCCGCTTTATCGGTAGGTTATAACGAGTTGAGGCAGATTTATTCTGGCGATATTACAAAAGTTAGAATTCAGCGAGACGGATTAGACTTTGTTTTAACGCTTGAATGTTCTGACGGTCATGTAGCCTATACGCAGTCAAGAGCTAAGACAACTCTTAAAGCTGGAGCAACTGATAAGCAAATAGTCGAAGAAATACAAAAGACAATGCCGAAAGTCCAAGCTGGAGCAATGGATATTCCTAATCAGCGTAAATTGCCACGGGGAAGAGTATTAAACGGAAATAGCCGAGATATTTTAACCAAAGTAGCAAGAAATAACTGTGCAGATTGGTCAATTCAAGATGGCTCTTTAATCTTCCTGCCAAAAGACAAGGTATTAAATGATGAGGCTGTTTTAATCTCACAAGATACTGGAATGATTAACGCACCAGAACAAACCGATGATGGGTTAGAAATAACCTGTCTGCTAAATCCAGCCTTACAGATTGGTGGACTGGTGAAAGTTGAGTCAATCATCGAGTACTTTAACGGTGAGTACAAGGTGATAAAACTTGCTCACTCAGGCGATGGGTTAGGTGGCGACTGGCAAAGCAAAATGACGGTCGTAGGCGGCAAATTCCAAAAGGTCGAAAGTGAGAATAAAGACTCAAAATCTGACACGAAAGGCAAGGATAAGAAAAAATGAACTATCAACAATCACTAGCCACGCCAGAAACAGCAACAGACCAACAAATCCAACAAAACCAGTTAAATCTACACACAGCCTTACCTTGTAAAGTAGTTAGCTTTGATTCAGGCAAGCAAACAGTAACGCTTGCAGTACAAGTAAAAATGCAACTGGCAGACGGTAACGGTGCAGATATTCCCCCACTGGTAGATGTTCCAGTTAGCTTTCCTAGAGGTGGTGGATTTGCTGTTACTTTCCCGTTGAAAGCAGGTGATGAGGGTATAGCGATATTCTCTGAACGCTGCATAGATGGGTGGTGGCAAAATGGCAACGCATCTACTCCGTTAGATTTTAGGTTGCATGATTTATCTGATGCGATGTTTATACCAGGTGTTTGTTCTGTGCCTAAGGCCATTAAGAGCTTTTTTAATGACGGGCTTTCAATGCAAACCTTAGACGGTGGAACGTATATTCGGATAAAGAATGGCACAATCCAAATAAAGGGGAATATCGAACATCAAGGCGATGTAAACCATAAAGGGAATACCACACAAACAGGTTCGCACAGTTCCACTGGATTAATTTCAAGTAAAACCGATGTTTCAGCTGGTGGCATTTCAGGAAAATCACACAAACACGCAGGAGATAGTGGCGGAAAAACAGGGGTTCCAGAATGACGGTAAAAGTTAGACGATTGGATAAAAACCATGACTGGACATTCGGCCAAGGTTTCGCAAATTACGCCAGCGAATCAGAGGCTATCGCTCAAAATGTTCAGACTAGACTTTGGTCATTTACGAATGACTGGTTTTTAGATTTGGAACATGGCTTACCATGGTTAGAACAAATGGGGCGAAATGTAGATTTGGGTGATTGGGAAATTAGGATAAAAAAGCACGTTCTACAAACTGACGGAGTTTCCAAGATTACCAGTTATGAGTCGAATTTAGATCCAAATACACGGAAATTAGTGATAGACATCACTTATCAAGACATTTACGGAGCAGAAAACTCCGCTAGTTATCGTTCATAAGGGGAATTATGGCAACACTAACAGAAACAGGCATTCAGATTGAACGCTTGAACGACATCGTAAAGCGTTTTGAAGATGGATTTAGACAAATCTATGGTCAGAATATTGACCTGTCACCAAACACGCCTGACGGTCAAATGGTGGGGATTTTGGCTGAAATTAAGATGGACATTGAGGAGCTTGCCGAGAATGTTTACCGACAATTAGACCCTGATGTAGCAACTGGAGCGTGGTTAGAACAGCGAGTAGCTTACGCCGGTTTAATGCGAAGAGGTGCGAGTTATAGTTATCTACGCTCTGTAATTCTAACTGGTGAACCTAACACTCAGCTTTACGCTGGAATTGTTGTATCAGACCAAAACAAGGTTCGCTGGGTGCTAACAACCGATATTCAATTAGATAGCAATGGCTCAGGCAGGGCGGATTTTAGAAGTGAGCAATTAGGTAGTTTCAACCTTGCCAAAAACACAACCTTAATCATTGAAACGGTAACGCTTGGATTAACTAATGCGGTTACCTTTGAGAATGCAGAGGTTGGCGTAGAAGAAGAAACTGACACGCAATTAAGAGAGCGTTTTCTATTTAGCCGAACTAAAAACGCACAGAATTCAGCAGAGGCAATCACTGCAAAAATAGCGGCATTGCCAGATGTTAAACAGGTTCGAGTGCTAGAAAATAACACAGCTCAACGTGATGCGTTCGGTGTAGAACCTCACTCAATCGATGTTATCGTTTATGGTGGCAATGATGAAGAAATCGCCAATGTAATCTATCAAAACAAAGGAGCTGGCGTAGGGTTACAGGGTAACACGCTAACAAATATTAAGAAAGACGGTGAAACTAGACCGATTAGATTTGATAAAGTCTCGTTGGTTGACATTCAAGTATCAATGCGATGCGTGCGTTATGAAGATTTTACAGAGATTGATAAAGATCAGATTAAAAAACTATTAGCTAATCAAGTTTTCAAGATTGGACAAACCGTTTCTTTATCTCGTCTATATTCACCAATCAACCAAGTGGGCGGTTTCTGGGTTAAAGAATTGAAAATCGCACGGAAAGGTCAGCAGTTAAAAGCCGAGAACGTAACATTGCAGCCGAGAGACTTGGCAAGAATAATGGAAAGCGACATCGCAATCGAGGTGGAATAATGGCTTATTCAGATTTGCTTATATGGCAGTATCAAGGCAAGCCTAAAGCTCTAGCCACAATCAAAATGATTGAAGATGAATTTGCTCAAAGTTTTATTGATTTATATCGAATTCAAGATGTTTTAAGTATTGAAACAGCAACGGGCGACCAATTGGATTTGGTTGGGAAGCACGTTGGTCAGTCAAGAATTGTTAATGGCTATACTTTGAGACAGTTTTTCGGATTTAAAAATGCGAAAAATGCACTCGGATTCAGTAAAGAGTTTGATGGTGGTGGGCAATGGTACAGATTAAGAGACCCGTTAGCTGATTCGGTTAGGTTATCAGATGATGATTATCGGTTCTTGATTAAATGTAGGGTTATCAAGAACTACCAACTCGGCACAGTTCCAAATATTATCGAGGCTTGCCGGTTTGTTTTCGGTGATGGTTGCAAAGTAACGGATAACTTAAACATGACCGTTTCCGTCAAAGTTCCTAAAAAGAAACTAACTCAATTCTCAACGTTTGCTGTTCGGAATTTAGACATAATTCCAAGACAAGCAGGCACTAAAATTATTTTTGAAATCAAATAGAGGATTCTATGGCGATATATAACAAACCTGACGAAAACGTATTCGCATCGAGTGCTAGACAGGGTGAAGTGAGTAACTTTCCCGATATTGGTCGAGGCTGGGGAATTTCATTCGACCAGACAGGTGGTATTCCTCCTATGGAGTGGTTTAACTTCCTTTTCAAGCGAACAGATGAGAAGTTTGGTTATCTGTTTCAACGAGGTTTATCTGAATGGTCGGCAACGCAATCCTATCCAGAGGGTGCTTTAGTTCAGTACAAGAACTTAACCTATAAAGCGAAAAAAGCTAACACAAGCAAGAAACCTGATGAAGCTCAATCTAGTGATTGGCAACGCTGGGGATTTACTCAATCAGAGCTTGGTGTAGCAACGCTAACAGGGAGTGGTGTCACTCAACTCTTAACCTCCATAAATAGCAATGACGAAACCAAGTCAGCTACGCCAAAATCTGTAAAGATGGCTTACGACAAAGGAGTAGAGGCTAAAACTGCGGCAGATAATGCACAACACACAGCGAATGATGGAGTATCGAGAGCTAATTCCGCTCAAGTTAGCGCAAACGCAGCTCAACACACAGCAAATGATGGCGTATCGAGAGCAAATAACGCACAACGTTCTGCCGATAATGCCAACAACAATGCAAACGGTCGAGTATCTAAAAGTGGCGATACGATTGACGGCGATTTAAGAATTAATGGCCAAAATGGCAGTTGGAGTAGGCTTCAGTTAGGTTCTAAAAAAGGCGTATGGGAATTAGAAGTTCATCCAGATTCACATACTTCAGTAAACCGCCGTTTCAATATGAGATATAACGGAGATTCGATAGTTTACTTGTCATTCCCAACTATCGGGAATGAAGGTGAAATAGTCGCATATAGAAGTTGGGTTGAGGACAGAACAACCCCGTGGAGCAAAATAGATGGAAAGCCAGCATTTGCGACTAGATGGCCGAACGCAGTGGAGCAAGGATATTCCCATTCTTTAGGTCGAACAGGCTGGACAAAGCTGCCTAGTGGTTTAATTATTCAATGGGGGGAAGTGAACGGAATGGGTGTTCACAAGTTTCCGATTGCGTTCAATAGTATTGGTCAAGTATTTGTTTGCGAACGTTCTTATAGTGACGATGGGGAAATTGTTGTTGTGCGAGATGTCAACAATACATCATTTAGAGCATGGGCAAGAAGGGACATGGGCGCATTTTTATTCTTTGCGATTGGGAGTTAGGAAATGGCTTATTTTTACGATGAAAAGACTGATTCATTCTACAATGACGAAGTGAACTCTGTGACGAGTGAGATGATTGCAGTGTCCGATGATGATTTTTCTCGATTTATCGAGAAAAGAAATCAGGGGTGCTTGCTTATTGTTGAAAGCGGAATAATTAAGGTAACTACGCCAAGGCCAACTCCGCAACACGATTGGAATGGTAGTGATTGGATTATTTCAAAAGAGAAGCAAGATGCTCTTTTTATTAAAGAAAAAGAAGCTCTATTAAATAGACTGGCAAATAAAGCAGATGAGATTAAAACAAGTTTGCTTGTTGGTTATCCGCAAACAGAGATTGAAAGTTTTTATCGCCAAGAGAAAGAAGCCTTGGCGTGGCAAGCTAATGATAAAGCTGACACACCGATGCTTAAACAAATCGCAAGAGTGCGTGGCGTTCCTTTTGAAGTATTGGTTGAGAAAGTCATCGAGAAAGCATCACAGTTTGCGGTGGCTATCGGTGTGATTATTGGGCAAAGACAGGCGTTTGAAGATAGATTATTAGCATTGAAAACGCAAAAAGAATTAGATGCACTTGAAAAGGAAATTGAAGAATGGAAATTCCAAGCAAATTAAAGCTGTATGCTTATCATAATCTAATCGCTCTAGACCAATGGTTTAATGCCTTAACTGGTGGAGCAGCAGATGAAACATTATCCAGTCGCACCTATCGAGGTGCGATTTTAGTTTCTAAGCCAAAAAAACACTGGGTAATTATTCATAGAGTAATTAACTTCCTATTCTTTGATAAAAACCATTGCAAGGATTCATACGAAAGCGAGCTAAAAGGCAGACAGCACGATAAACGATTTAGTCAAATGCGTAAGGGGGTTTAAATGTCACAAACCGACATTGTTCTTTATCGTGGCGATGATGAAGAGCGAAGAGTGCGGATTTATGAGAAACAACAGAATGACGAACTTAAACCATACGACCTAACCAATGTTAAGCGGTTAGATTTGTGGGCTAAAGTCAGAAGTCATACTGTAATTTCTCTATCTAGCACAGATGAAACCATTAAAGTATTAGATGCAGAGAATGGCGTAATTTTGCTTAAGTTTCACCATGGTTTAACGAAATACGCCATTTGGTCGGAAGCAAACTACGACCTACAAACAATATCAAATACGGGGGCGGTAAAAACGGTGATTAGAAACGCACTTTTTAAACTAGAGGGCGATGTCACACCGCAACCGAATGAAGAAGATGTGTAAAGATGAATTAGTAGTAATTATTGAGCCGCCTCAAGAGATTGAGGTGGTAATTGAAAAGGTCGAGATTGTCAAATTAG